AACAGGCGCATCTACTTCAGGTTCATCAGATGTAGTTATTGATTCAACTAAGTCTTCATCAATTGACGCGTCCGGTGTTGTCTGCTTAATTTTTTCAACAGCCTTAGGTTTAACCTCGGTTGTAGCCTTAGGCTTAACAACCTCCGGTTCTGTCTTAGGCGTTGATGCAATATCTGCAATCGCCGTGTCATCGACATCATCTTTGACTGCGTGTAGACAATGATCCTTGTAGAAAGACTTCAGATCATCAAGCGTAGTATTGTAGTAGTACAAAGATGCAAACGGGAACTGATCAATTGCAGTTTTTGTAATTGCAGGAATGTCATAAGGTTTCGAAGAAAATCCCATCTGAACGATTTCCTTCTTATTATAACGAAGCTCGCGGTCGGTACCTTCGCCTAATACCTTCTGGACATTGTCAACTCTAACAAGAAAATCAAGCGCGTTTTCACTATTGAAAATCTTTTGGTTGTTGTTTCGTTCAATGACTAGAGTCTTGAACTTGTCAAAGATCTCTTTGTCATTGATTGCGAATACTTTGAATTTGCCGTTGTTTGCATCATAGACCGGATCAGAGACGACATATACAGGAATTACGGCTTGGAAACGACGCTTAAATGTCTTGTGCTTGTCGCGAGCGGCGGTATCCTTAAAATTAGACTCCTTTAGCATGATAAAGTTGTTATTTGCAAATCTACAAATAGGACAATCATCATACGCATTTCCGGCCCACGTCTTCTTGATATACGGTGTAGTTGGGCAAACTACATCATAAGTGAAACGCTTGCCACCATCCTCAGTCCAAATAGAATGTATAAAGCGTTCGACAAACGGCGTCTTGCGATCTGTGCTATCATTAAACCAGAGAAGTCTAAAACGATAGTATTCCTTTTCAGGCGTAGGCTTTAGATAAATCTCATAATTTACTGGCTTTTCTTCTGTTGCGGTATTGAATGTCAACTTTTGTTCTACGAATGTACACATAATTTTATTTCTTTTATATCTTATTGTTAATATCTATTTTTTATTGTGTGAACGTTAGTGTCCACTTATATATTTATACGTCTTTATAACGAAAAATGGTGTTGACATACAAAATAAAATCAACCGGTGTTTTGATTACATTTTCACAGGCTTGATTTAATATGCCTAGCAAATATTCTCTGCTATTGTCAATCATAGTAAAAAGCTGCTGGCTAAACGGTGAATTCTTGAAGTTGAATGTTTTCACTATACTGTTTGGAATAGTAGCTAATGCATACGGCGAAAGTCCGCCGGTCATATATGCTACTGACAATTTATCTCGCTTAATAAGATCAGCTATAACATCTTCGGCGCCCGTGTTTTTATTACAGCCACTACTAATGAACTTGCAAGATTTATTGAACTCAGTCAACACCTTTATGTTGTTAACATATATTTCTAACCATTCAATGAAGCTGTTCATCAATGTATCATTTAAAATGTCTGTTTGCTTGTATTTTTGCAACCATTTGTCTTTGTGAATTGCATATGTCCACCAGATTATGTACTTAGCAAATATGTCTTGTGAATTCAAATCAACAAACATGTCATACAGGTCTCTCAACAATGCAGCTAATTTCTTATTTCTTCTATTAGCGACTATTCGATAATTTTTCATGACACTATCGATGTTCAATTCTGCATTGATAGACACCTTATTTTTCTTTATAACATTAACTCGATTAATTAAATTAATATAGTCGTCTAGCGAATTAAATTGTGTCTTAGAAAGCTTAGTTACTAATAGTTCAAGCGTCGTCATTTATTCAGGTGCTTTTTAATTTGCTTAGCAAGAGTTAGTGGATGATACTTAACCGGTGCATGTTCGTTAAAATATTTTACGACAAACGCTATCAACTCATAGTCATTCATATTTAATTTTGTTTTAGCAGCATCTACTGCCTCAGCACTACTAACAAAATTTAATATGTCTTTTGTAACTAAATCACTGTCTGCTTTAGAATTAAAGACCGCCGTTTTAATGTACGCGTAGATATCTTCGTTTAAATAATCAGAGTCGTCCGTTGAAAATATGTTTAATGATACTAAAGATCCGGAATATGACATAATATGTTTAAATTAATATTTAATTATACGCCGATTTGACAAATACTAAATTGCCGCAATCAAATATTCGTTTAAAACCATTATACTTTAGCACGATCAGAAAATCTATCATCTTTAAAAACCACAGGCAAATTTTCACACATAAGATCTAACAGAGGCCGCTGCGTATGCTGCAGTACTGTAACATATGTTTTAGGGTATTTGTCAATGATTGCCTGAATTTGTGTTTGTATATCTTGAAGTGTCACAATAGTATTTACTACTTCATTCAGCGAAAACGTGCATCAACCAGCAAAAATATCATCTAACAACGCATCAGTTGCAATTATTTCAGTTTGCGGCGTTGATGTTCGAACAGCAGATCCAATGTCTGTCAACACTAGTGTTGACGCATTCAGTTTGAATGGAATGGTTTTCCCTACTTCACCACCAAGTCGATTCTTAAGAATTCGTGTAGATATCTGAGAGTTGTTTCTATCTTGATCAGTTTGAAACAAACCTACAATGAAATCTGCAGTGTGTGCTATTCCTCGAGACTCTGCAATGTTTTCCATACCAACATGTTCGTTGTTCATTCCTGCCGTGTTAACTTGGCAAGCAGTGACAACCGGCATATTGTATTTATAAGACAATGCACGAAGCTTCTCAGATACATCCAGCCCATCTTTGTACATGTTGTCGCCGGCGTTTGATGTTGGAAGAACTAGATTCAAATAGTCAACTAACAACACGTCGATCTTTACACCCTTCACAGTGACTAACTCTGTCAGATACCGTTCAATGTGAGCTGTGCTGATTGACCTGGGTGGAAACTCTTTGATGAACAATCTAGCTTTAGGGTACAGTTCTTTGAAGCTGTTGATTCTAGCTTTGACTGCATTTTCATTGTCACATAGTTGATTGATGTCAACACCGGATATATGTGCGTCAAATCTCTGACCATAAACATGCTGACTCATTTCAAGCGATATCACCACTACGGTCTTTTCTTGCTTCAAGAAGTTTACTGCTAGATTTGACAAAAAAAGTGATTTGCCTAGACCGGCCTGAGCAATAATTAGATATAGAGATTTGCCGTCAGCTAATATTCCACCGTGTGTGAACATATCTAATGTGTCCCATCCAGTAGAAATTTTCTTGTCAGGATTCAGCAAACACGCATAGTGCTCATTGTAGTCTTCTTCATTGAAGTAGTCAAAACCGCAACTTGATGGTGTCAATTCCAGTGTTTGAACTGCGTTCAATCTATTCATGCATTTGTCAACTGTAGCATCAGGATCTTTTTCAATGTCATTCACATTGTCAATGATTGCACACCAAGCAGCTTGACGTTTAACAAATTGCGATGTGACGTCAAACAGCAAATCCGGTTTGCAATTAGTCAGAATTGTTGTTGTGTCATTTAGCAATTGTCCAGTTTCATTTGCGTCTAATTGATTAGTTTCTTTAGCTAATGCACTTTTTAGAATTGCTGTCAATTCTGGCAATGTTGTTGTTCGATTATATTTGTTTGCAAAGTTGATTAGCAATGATGATATCTTTGATTTAGTCTTAGATTTCAACCATCTGGGGTCAAAATCTTTTGTTATGATTTTGCAAAATGACACATCATAGACTAATCTTGCAATGAACCAAGTTTCAACCGTCTGTTTATCTAAAATGTTAAATTCATCCATATGTTAAATTATACACGTTGTGTGTGAATAAATATCTAAGTATTTCATTCTAATGGTATAATATATATATATGATTACGACAGAACAAATAGTTAAATTAGTCAACAATGACATTCAACAACTCAAAGGTGAATCTGATCAGCAGACACTTTTAGTTCATTGTGCTTTGTTTGATGCATTATACAAAGCTTTGAATGAGTTAGATGTATCATCAAAACTAACACGAAATGCTGATGAATTCTATGAAGCAAATCGCTTATATGTAGGAACAACCGGCATGTATCTTGAATTGTTAAATGAGCAATTGCTTGAATTGCCAGAATATTCAGCTGATGACAAACAATTCATCGCTGAACAATCTGCTATATTCACTGCGCTATTAGCTAAGCTGTTCAGAACAGCTAGAAGCATTGTAGAACCTAGTGTTTTAGAGACAACCTTGCCAGGCAAACTTTGGACAGACAATGTAAAATCATTGTATATTAAATCAAACAATCAATAAAAAAGAACAGTATGTCTAGTCCTAGAATTTATTTCATCACATTTAAAAATAACACGGTGAACATTCATGATGCTGCCAACGGTAGTATTATTAGTACTAAGATGTTGCCGCTACCGAGTGGCGTATATATTACTAATGCTAGCGGTGACACACAGGCTGAATATATAACGGTTACTTGTTCAAATGGTCTAATTCAAGTTTACAAAAAGGGCGGTTCTACTAGTTGGTCACTGTACAAGACTTATTATCGCTAACCACCGGCATCTGATTTAATACCAACAGCACATATATTAAGTGCTGTTGTTTGCCAAACATATTTAGGGTTTATTTTAAATGTTATACTGTTTTGTGATCTGTGAAGCTCTTCGACAGGCATACATTGTATGTCAGTTTTATCAACTCTTTCCATTTTTCCGATCGGTGTGTAGACTACATTGAAGTTTGTATCTCTAAAACCACCAAACATAGTTGATAGTGACAATCGCTCGTATGTTGATCCTATTGATCGATATATAAGCGATTCATTGTTTATTGTGCATTTAGAATTAATAGCATATGCGTGAATGTCATTAGGCAAAGCAATGCTATTTGTGTTAGTTTCTATGTATTCGCCGTCTATTTCAAGCAAAGTAGGTATGACAATGTCTAAATTTTCATTTGGTACAAATGACAATGTAACAGGTTGATCAATAGATAGTTGATCAACCTTTATAATAGAAGCAACAATATAATCATTTGTTGTTGATTTAATCAACAAGGTTTGTCCTATTGTACCTACACCGGCTTGTACAACCGGCATTCTAAGTGTGTCATTAGTACTATTAATTCTACTTGAATGTTTTAATTCTAGTTCATCAAGATACTTATTTAAGGCTATTTCTATAGCACTCCAATCATTATTTGCACCAAAATGGCAATCTCTTAAATGGTTGTTTAGATATCTGTTATATATTTCTGTCATTAAAGCTGAAGCTTCTACTTTTTCAATAATAGTATCAAGCGATAATTCAACGACATCAGATGATTGTGTACGTAAATTAATCCAAGCACTAGACATACCCGGCATATCAAAATTCCAGTCGGTTTCTATACTGCCTTTAGTTGACATCCATATGTCAAATCCTCGAATATTAGTTGACATCACGGTCAGCGGTTGCAATTTCAATTGTGGCAATATGTATCCGCCATACAATATTATGTCATAGAAATCATCATCTATTTCCCAATTATTTCTTTCTTTTAATGTAGAAATATCCATATTGACATATTCAGCAATTTGATTGATATATGGTCTAAGATATTCTATTACTGTTTGTTTGTCATTGATGGCTATTACAATGTCACCAACTTTATAACCATTCACTTTATAAAATTTACTATTAACAGGATTAACCCACAGCGGCAATGATTGTGTCGACATCAACTTTTGTATTTGTTGATTGATGTCGACAATAACTTTTCTTAGATAATCTTTATATGACAATAACGTACTCATTATTTGCTTCGATTATAATCCGGTAAAATGTTGATGAAATATGTAATAAAATCACTATAACCAATAGCACATTTTAAATATTCAAATGGATTGATTTGTGGTAGACCGTATGTCAACATTGTGTCAAAACATACACCTTGATTTACAATGTCGACTGCCGTCCAAGATAGGAACTGCAAACCTTGAACTTCGCGCGTGTCTTTACTGTTTGCATCATAGTACATAGTTGTTACGGAATTAACACCGGTGATATTCAACAATTGTTTTAACAACTGATTAATATTCGGCGAGACACCTAACTTTATGTCATCATATAGATATTGCTTTATCAATCTATTGACGCCTGATTTAATTCTAGCTATATTGCTAATATATCGTAAGTCTGCATATATGTTTATTTTAGTCTTAGTGACGTTTATAAGAGAATTTTCGCCAGTAACCGCGCTGTCAATTCCTGCAAGATTTTGCATGCTATTAAGTTGAATATAGTTTGTTGGCGATATTGCAATATTTGTAACAAATGGACAATAGGTTCTCCATATTGGCGTAAGTTCAACTACATGTTCTGTTACGTTCTTAACTTTATCAAACAACGTTAATCCATTTAATATATCATTTTTAGCAACGCCGAATGTTCCTAAACCTCGAGTGTCATCCACTGTCCATCCATCATTTAAGGCTAATTGAGTATCACGCAATGTCCACAAATATACATTATTAGCATCTGCAGCATCTATTGTTGTTCCAAAAGCTTTGTTAGCAGCTTCTTCCAAAAATTTTGCAGCAATGACTTCGGTTGTATCTTCTGAATCTATGTCAACTTGTTTAGCTAAATTGTAGATATATCCATAATATGATGCTATTAAATCCCAGTTGTTCTGAACTACACAATCAACAACACCACTATCATGTTCAAGCATATATGATTTGTAGTCAGATTTTGTAACTACACGCTGTTGTCTACTGAATGCTTGCATTGAATTTGTCTTAATAGACTCAACAGTGTCAACCGCTTTGAATCCACCGAGTTTTGTAATAGGTAAGACAGACACGCCGTCAAGTGATTCTCTAGTTAAACTACCATTTAATGCGTTTACACCATTTATTTCTGACCAAGCATCACAATATTTGACACTACTAGCACTAGAATTAGCAATTGCCGTAATGTCATCTTGTGTTATTGTATTAGCTGTTGCTGTTGCTGTTATGTACACAATGACAATTTTAGCATCAACAGGTGGTAGTGCAGAACCTAGACCATCGCCAAACCTAAGAATATAATTGTTGTTTTCATCTAAATAAAAATTATATCTATACCATAAAGGCGCGTCCAAATCATTTATAGCTGTTTCTATAGCTAGTCTACATTGCGAATCATCAGATGTAGCAGGATCAGTCAACTGTGCAAATACCGGTGTATCAGAATAAAACCATTGATCTCCATTTACAAATACTTTAACATGTTGTTGTGATATATATTTTTCTGGTGTATTAGCTAATTCAAATTCTTCAAATTTAATGCCTGTTGATGTAAAATTTGCAACAGTCCAATCACCTAATACTAATTTAACATATTGTTGTTCAAGTTCACTGACTTGAACATCATCTACTAATGCAAAATTAAAACTATAAGGACCATATGTTAATGTTGTGGACAAAAATGATGCTAATAAACCAGCGGTTGATGAAGTTCCGGTATTTTCTATTCTGGCTATCAAAGAGTACGGATACGCGCCTTTAGCATAATAGCCAATTAGTTTAGCTAATCTAGTGGCATTTTCAAACAACACGGTGTCAGTGAACATTGATTCACTAGCAGCAAACCGAAGATTAGTCATCAACGATTGGTACATGTATGATATTATGTCAACAAGGATAGTTATGTTTGCGTTTGAAAACATAGCACTTGTCAAATTATGGTCTTCTGCTAGTTTTTGAATAATAGCATTTCGTATTGATTTGCCGTTGAATAGTAATGATGGATTAGTAGGCATATTAATGTATTCGATTAATGATTATTTACCACTGTTGATCAGATCTACAGTTACATTGTAGATCTGTGATGATGATATAAAAGAATACTGCAACCCAATGTTAGCTATTCGCTCATTGTACTCATTTGTATTGAATGTCAATGACAAATCAACTACCTTTATTCTTGGTTCATTGACTGTTATGAATGACAGCAATGCTGTACGTTGTTCTTCTACAGTTGCCGTAGTGTTGAAAAGCATATTAATCAATGGCGCCCCTCGTTCTGGAAACAACACATTGCCGCCAGGCTGCAAATGCAATGCATTTATTAAAGACTGTTTAATAGCATTTTCAGCAGCGGTCATATCAATGTCAAAAGTGTCACTAGACTTAGACATTTTAAATGTCATATCTTGCATACTTTCAATAAACTGGTTTTTAGCGGTTGTTGTTTGTGTAGGTGCGAATATTAATTTTTTAGCCATAAAATTACCTTAGGTACGCGCAATGATGTCTGTTTTAGACCTAAGCAACACATTATTAGAACTGTCATTGCTAAAACTTGAATTTTTCAATGTTGTTTGTTTAGTCGTATTAATTACAACGTCATCTGTATTTATTGTAACTACACCAGGAGAACCCATATCACTACCATTGAATCTAATATTAGGTGCCCTAAATTCAATTGTATCTGCAGCAGATATTATAATCTTGCCTTTGTTGTCATTGCTTATTGTTATTCCTGCTGCAGTAGGCCGGGGTGAGCCGTCCTTTTTGACATCAACTTTTTTAGATATCGCCTCGGCACCCTCCGGCGTGTAATCTACTGTTAGTTTAATTGTGCTATTAATCGGCGTGTTAGTTTGTGGGTCTATTGTTGTTGTTTGCGTTATTGTACTTTGATCGACCTTTGAAATTTTACCAGTAGTTGTTACAGGTGTCAATGTATAACCTGGAATTGTTCTTTGGTTAGGCACTATTGCTACATCAGATGAAGTCCATCCAGTTGAACTGCTGTTTGCAGTAGCAAAATAAACCGGTTTGTTCACATTTCCGTCTTCGAAAAAACACCACACCGTACTGTACAAATCTGGATATTTGAATGTTCCGTTAGTTATTGTACCACCGAAGCATTCTGCCGCACATTCGGCCGGCGGTAGTTTGTCAATGCATGATTGATCTACTTCAGCATCTTCATTTGTAAAATACAAAATACCAGGAATTGTTATTTTACAAAACCCATTAGTTAACTGTTGTACAACCGTTCCTCTATAAAAACCATAATATCTATTCATATATTGACATCTTTCTATTATTTGTTTTTAACATTTGCCTTATCAGATTGAATTTTCGCATATACCTGTTTTAACTCTGCATTTAATCGTCGTTTTTCTGCAGCCACTTTAGCTTTAGCTATTTTTGCTTCTATTTTTCTCTGTTTTGACAGTGCCGTATATGCACGATAGTCATCAGCCGTAAGCACTATATTTTGCAGTTCTGATGTAGCATCTACTATTTCTTCGGCTTCAGATGCTACATTCGTGTCTTTAGCGCCTTCTATATGACTATTTGGCTGAGGCGTTGTTGCTATTTTTGCTTCTGAAGAAATGCCAATCTTTTTTTGTTTAAGTGTTTCTTGCCGTATTTTTTCTTCTGCTTCTGCTAATCTCGTGTCAGATGTTACGCCAACTATAACACTAGCTCGTAAGAAATTACTGATTACTTCTATGTCACTTCCTAATCTACGAACTAATGCTTCCAAGTTGCCGGTTATTATCATTGTCACTAATGATATTGCCGGAGGAATTAAGTCTAATGGCGGTGGAAATGCTCCACCTGCACCCGGAATCTTCTTTATGAATTTCATAATTGCGTTGAAACATTCAAACATCAACATCAACATTAAATGTGTAATGTATGGCCGTATCATGTCTAATGCAACAACTATTATTGTTCTTAAAATTTCGCCGATGCCTGGATGTTTTTCACCTTTTTTACTAGACTTGTCTAAGGCTTCAACTAAGGCTAACAGTCTTTCGTATTCTTCTTCTGTTAAATTTTCAAGAGCTCGCTCAATATATGTAATTAACTGCGTGATAATGTCAAGCGCATCCATCAAAATTTTTATTGCTGACTGTATGTTAGTTGCACCTGCCGCACTTGAAGACAATCCGCCTGAAATCTTTTCAATTAACTCTGATATGATTGTCAATTGACCAAACATTAATTTCATATCAAGTTTTGCTTGTTCTACTTTGTTTGCGGCTATAAAATTGCCTGCACCTGCCGCAACAGCAGCGGTTATGTTTGCAATCAGATTGTTAAGCGCTTCAATTCGTTGATTTATTTCATCAACAATTTGATCGATGTACTCCATCGGAATCATAGCAGTCAGCGTCTTATTCAGCGCGTCATCAAGTTGCTGTTTAGTAGCAATGCCCTGTGACAATCTAACAGTAGCTTCTGCTAGTTGATTAGCGTATGGAACTTTAGCATAGTTTAGAATTGTAGTAGCATAATGCAATTTTTGTCGATTAGCATATGTTGACATCGGATCAACAGACCCGACAGTGTCACTTTTAAGTTTTTCATCAGCAAATGAAAAGACTTTTACTTTAGCATTTTTTGCTTTAACTAGTCGTTCGTTTTGTCTATCTTGCCAATCACCTATTCTTTCAGACAAAGCTTGTCCGGCGCCGGCAATATTCTGCATAGTTGATTGCTTTACCGGATCTAAATATAATTGTGTGTTGTCTAAGTTAGCCATGTTGTTATGTATTGTTTTTAGGTTTGACTATAATATTACATCTAGTCAAACTCAATGTTTCATTGTATTGAAGAACAGGTCCGGTGTTGTCATATGACCAATTACTAGTTACAACTTTCCATTTACCTGAAAATGCTAAATTTAAATTATAATTTAAAACAGCATTGTTTTCGTTCATTTCATTCACTATCAAGTCAACTATTTGACCAACTTTATGTCCTGTGCTGTTTGGTATGTTCAAATAAACAACGTTGTTTAGCAGTATTTCATGCATCAACGTTTCATACAAACTGACAGTACTATTACAACCAGCATACATTTCTTGTTGTATATGTTTGCTTAAATTTTTGATATCATATTTAGATTTTTCGGTTGGCATTGGCGGCGGAATGCACGGCAGTGGATTGCAGCTGCTTTTAACATATAACTCTTTTAATTTTGACAACACCGATTCATCTTCTAGAAAATATGATTGTGTTATGCGATTAAATTCATTGTCTATTGAATTGATGTCAAGTTCATTACCAAACTGGTTAAAAAACGCATAATGCTTTATCGCACTAAAATTCTGCATCAAGGTCATATATGAACTATTTGGTGGCAATGCTATTGTAGCACCTTGGTTGTCTACTGTAGTTTCACCGTTGAATCTAAGTGCTATCGGTTCTTGTACAGTGTACTTATTAGATTCTTTTACTTTGACAGAATACCTAGGATCAGTATTCATTCTAAAGAAACAAATTGAACTGTTTTCATTGTCAACCGTGTAACCAACCAATCTACTGGCTATAGTGTCTCCTTCTTTTTTATTGTATGAACCTCTAGATATCAAACTTTCATCTGATGCAGGTTCATAAGCTTGCCTTATTACATCATTTACAGCATCTTTTAACAATGTGTTTGTTGATGTTGCATAACGACGTTTTAACTTGTCTATTGACACGCCAAAGACATCATCAAGCAAATCAATATCATATCCTGTGTTGGATGGTGACAACAGACCTTTAAGGTCTGTATGTAAATTCAATGATGACCACAACAAAGTATTGTTTGAATATGTTGCAGTTTTATTAAACACTAGTGCACTCAATGACACTAATTTGACATCAAACACATATACTCTATTTGTAGATGACTTAAATGTGATATTGTCAATCAAAAATGTCTGTTGAAACAAATATTGTACAATGCTAATACTGTTTGTTTGTTCATCTTTAACTACTTCAGCAACATCAATTGCAATCATCGGTGGATACTTGTCTGCCATATATGGAATCAGCAGATTGTGTGCAACGTCAGTAAATGTCAATTTAGCTGTTGTAATTAAATTGTTTGTTGTTGTAGTAACTGAAAAATTCAACAGCGCCACATCTGGTATAGG